AGGATGGATTCACTGCACTTGAGTCTATGCCAACGTGGTATCAGGTTTCCCTTGGGGGGATTGTGAGTGCCAGCATAGGTCTTAGGTCCATATCTAAGTTCTACAACAAGTAATATACAATAGAATAAGCCCCCGTACTCCTTAAGTGGAATACGGGGGCTTTTTCTATTTTATATTACTTGTTGTAGAACTTAGATATGGACCTAAGACCTATGCTGGCACTCACGATCCCCCCAAGGGAAACCTGATACCACGTTGGCATAGCCTCAAGTGCAGTAAATCCATCCTGTACTATCTGGTTACCCCAGTCACCACAGAAGGCTAGTATAAGGGGAATAGAGAAAAGTAGAGTTATCCATTCATCCTTCCAGCTGTTTTGAGTAGCCTTGATAGCCTCAATGTCCCAGTCGATCTCACCAGTAAGTTGCTTCTTTCTGATCTCAGCTTCCGTTAGCTTAACTTGTGTCTTACTGTCGATAACACTTGTGGCTAGTCCAGCTAGGCTCGTTAGGATACTAATCATTTCTTTTCGCTCCCTAGCCAAACGGCTATCGTACCAGTCATAGCACCACTAACGACACTAATCATAGCACTCTGCTGGGTACTCAAGTCGTCAAGGCTCATGCCCCATTCGATCACACGGATGTACATAACAGTCATCACTAGCATCATAAGTCTGGGCATGATCTTCCAAGCCAGAAGTCTCTCCATTGTTATTGCCATTACCATTTCCCTTGTTTCTTACCGAGGAAATAAACCCCCACGCCGAAAATACCAATTCCTGATACCACCACCAGTATGCCCAAAGTCCACTCCAGAATAGTCTGCTTGATCTCCGCTTTACGATACAGAGTTGCCTGACGATCCTTACGAACTTGAGCTTCAATCTTAAGAAGCTCGTCCCAAGCCGACTGACCATAGGCAAACTGAATATACTGCTTAATTTCAGCACGAAGAGCCTCCGCTTGTTTCTTCTTAGCAAAGATGTCCATTGCACTTGGACCGGGGCTTCCTAGTAAGATAGCATACCAAGGTTGATCCTCAGCCCTCTTATGTGCAAAGTTAATGTCAGAGATAGCCCCAGCAAACTTAGCTAGATCACTGGAGATACCACCGATGTCCTTACCTAGCTGTATCCCACGTTTAATGGCTGATACGGCTGTCTGAGCGGCAGCAAATGCTGTAAATGGGTCTATCATTTGAACTTAACCTCTATAGGACACACATAGTTATGGCTTACCCTGTAAACCCTGTCGTACCAAAGACCATTCTTAGTGGCACCGCAATCGTAGTAGCAGTATTGAAACAACTGATTACCACCAGTCGTCCAAGCATGTCCGAAGGAAACAAACACCAATACACATAGCATTACTTACCCTTTACCTCTGTCTGAGCAGTGTCTCTAAATGTTTGATTGTTGCGTTAGCCTCAGCCAATGACGCCTTCATATCTGACATTTCAAGCAATAGCGTCTCCTTGTCTGAAATTACTTTGTCTAGCTTTTCCGACAGACGCTCAACTTGTTCGCGTAGGGTGTCGTTAAACTCAGCTGACTTGGCATCGTCCTTGAGTGACTTCTCGTGTGATTGTTTTGCCCGAAGGGTCAGAAACCCCCATAAGCCAGCGGAACCTATAACTGCTATTAGTATAGGCGTAATTTCTTCAAGTGTCATCCCTACTAAACCTTCTCTTCTCTAGTATTTGTCTGTTGGTTAGGTCTGCAAGATAGATGGCGTGTAGTGTCATCCAGATTAAAGCGGAAGCATGAAACCAGTCAGAAGAGGAGTGACCAGCCATCTGCCTAGTACTCATTCCGTCAAGGGTCATAACGTGGTAAACAGGTTGCACTACATGGGGTTCATGGGTTAAGAACACGACCATGATATAAGCCGACACAACTACATCAAGTAGAAGTACCGACCTCAGCATGGTGGGGCTGCACCACACAGTTACAGGCACGACAGAGAGGCTGATAAGACCCCAAGCAATTAGTAGCTCCGCAGGGAAGCACATATCACACACGCCTTGAAACATACCTGCCATCAGTACGCCCCAGAAGGCATAGGTTAGCATCTGCGCAGGTCCGTTAGCTCTCATCACCTTTTGGTAGGTGTTCTTTAATCCAATACCGCCCATTACAACTACGTCCTTGGTATTTCAAAATGTGGTAGGTCATAGAACTTGCCATCGTATGCTGACACAAGCTCTTCGGCTGTTCCTTCCCACTCACGCAGGTCTTTCACTCTCCAGTTACCACCCCAGCGCAAGGCTATGTCTTCGTCCTTACACGCTTGGATAACTGCATCAGCTACTGGATAGAAGTCTTCAAATTCCCACGACACAGGGTGGGGTACTAAGTCGATAGCATCTCCAGTTATGTGTCGTGATTTCATTGTCTGTGACTTGCCAGATTTGAACAACTCACGCTGACGGACCTCAGATCGAATACCTTCGATGATGGAGAAGTCCTTAGTGCTAATCTCAATGGCACGTTTCATAACTTGTACCATGTCAGGGTTTACACCTGATAGCCTCTGTAGGCTACGTTTTCCGAATTGGTATGGCATGTTGTCCCCCTAGAGTTTTGTTCAGTCTTACCTTAGCTCAAGCCAGTACAATGACCCCGCAGTGTTATTACCCAAAACTTTTTGTATCTTGTAGTAGTGATCCACAGGTACAATACCTGAAGAATTACCAGAGTGATTGTGATTGTTCCAAGTTGAGGCTCGTGCGACCTCTCCAGTGGGATTTGATGTAGGACCAGTAAGAAGTGACCAACGGGTTTCACCAGCAAAGTTGTTATCGTTTATGCCATAAGAAACCATTATTGGTCTCCCAGTGTCGTTATAATAGACAGTACCTACTGACCTGCTGGGCGCTTGACCAGTCTGAGAGCTTGATCCAAGAGATGAACTTTTTACAGCAGCCGCAACTTTAGCTGGGGACACAAGGCTCTCTGTAGTACCTGTACCAGTCTGCCAAGTTGCTGTTGTTTGATCCCCAAGAATACCAACTTGAGTTCCAGAGGTTGTGACCACTTTAGTGTCGTCTAGTATCTCAAACTTGTTAGTAGACTGGTTAACGTAAGCTACGTTGATCCAAGCACTATCACCCTCGTTCCTGATCTTAAGCAGGTTTGAACCAGTGTCGTACCACCACATATTAGCGTATGTAGTGGACGGGGCCGAAGCCCCGCTGTTGTTAGACACCAAAGCCTGTAGCGCATTGTTGATGTCGGATCGTGCGCTACTGGCTGTTTGGTTGGCGATTGTAAAGTCATGTTGTGACATATGTTTAATACTCCACTGTAGCACTAAGTGCTGTTATGTTCGGGGTTATCTTTGCATTAGTGTTTGAGAGGATTGCTCTGAACTGTACATACTGACCAACAACTTCACCAGAAGCAACGACCCACTGTGCGCTAGACAAACCAGCCACTGTAGTTGCAGCCCTAGCTTGTAGAACAACAGAGAAGTCAGCAAAGTCAGCAGTCTCGTCGGTCCATGTATCCCAGTTATCAGGCCATGTGTCCCAGTTGTTAGGTATATCATCCCAGTTGATTTCTCCACTAACAGCATCCAGATGTTTACGGGAAACTGTTACGGCAGAGGACAATCTGACTGTACGAGAAGTACCAACATCGAAGTAGTCGTTACCATTGTGGTCAAAGCTGTATGTACCAGTAGAGCCAGCAGTTGAGTAACTGGAAAGTAACAAAGAACCACCAGATACCGTAAGGTTAGTCTTAGAGCCACTAAAGGAGGGGCTTTCAGTGTGAGTTACACTGTTACCAAGTTGGGGTAGCTCAGATGAATCAACAGTTGTTGTAGCAGCCTCTGCGCTCTCGTTACCAGTCTTGTCAACTGACGACACAAAGAACTTACCCGCAAGTGCTGGGTAGGAAATTGAGGTAGCTGGCCTAGCAACTTTGTCCACTACAAGCTGAACGGAAGCAGAACCAAAACTATCTGAAGTAGTAGAGGAGTAGTAGACTTTATAGTGTGACAAATCAAGATCAGTAACAGCTGTCCAGTTAAAGAAGATAGTACCCCCCGATAGTAAATGGGAGAGTGAACTAGGTTCAGATGGTGGTGTCGTATCCGCAGTCAGGTTGTAGGTTGTAGTTACTGTATCACCCTTGTAACCAAGAGCGTTAACTGGTGTAACTGAGACAGTGTAGTTGATAACCCCCTCGTCGATCTGAGGTGCATCAACACCAACAATCTCGAACCTTCCAGCTGAGTTGCCCTCGTTAACAAGGATTGTCTGACCAACAGATTTAAAGTTAGCATCAGAAGTCTTCTTGTACTTGAGGATAACTGAGTCTACCCTTTCGATAGCAGTGCTGTTTACCTGTACCACAAGTACGTTAACTACGTTCTCATTTACTTCACGGTATTCTTGGCTAACTGTAACACCTATGCTTGGTACTTCATAGTACTTCAGTAGGGTTGAGTTGTTAGATACAATAGCTTTTTCGTCTGCAACTGTAAACCCAAAGGCAGCTTGACTACTCTCACGCAAAGTTAGGTTAACCCGAAGGTCTAAGTTCTCTGGGTCAGGGTTAAGTCTCCAACCTATAACCTCAAAGGTCTTCTCATTACCCGCACCCCATCCGTAACGCTCGTTACGAAACTTAACAAAGTCTCCCACCTCAACATCTAATGCCTCCAAACCAAAGTCGGCAGACAATGAGATTTGTTCCCTGCTGCGGAACAGCATTTGTTTTGCCAACCTTTGTGCAGCAAAGCTGTTTGTGGTGTAGGGTAGAGCTAAGTCAAGGGGTGTCTCTACATCGTCATCCTCAGTCAAGAAGGTAGCAGAGGTGACAGCTGGGTAGTCAGCGCTAATCCAGTCTTGATCTTTGTCGATGAAAGTACCAGTTACCTTGTTAAAGTTATCCCTAGAGGAAACTCTAGTATCAAGGGATACCCCAGACCTAAGATCATCTAATGTGAACGTCTTGGTTGGTGTTGTAAACTCACCAGCATACAACTTCCACATACCAGCACCCCAGAAGAGAGTACCACCACATGAAGTCATCATCTGTTCAAGTACAGTTCGTAGGGGTTGATTTAGGTTTATAACACCATTGATTGTGTACTGCGCAGTACCATCTGATAAGATGTCAGTCTGGTCACAAACGTCAGCAGCTGCCTCAAAGGTAGTGTAGTCGATGTTGATGTCATCGTCGTTCATACCGTAGTTAGATGTCAAGTAGTCCTTGATAACCCAAGCAGCATTGTTAGAGTACACAGGTGTTTGATCGACACCAGATACAGTCTTAGTAACCTTCTTACCCTTAATAACAGCTGTCACAACTGGAAGGCCGTTTACAAAGGCATCTTGGTCGTATGTAAAACGACAATACAAGTAAGCTAAACCCTTACCAACAAAATCGTTATCAGCAGATGTCTCAGATACAATAGTGTTCGCAAGTGTGCTTGTGCTGTTAGCAAAAGCATCGTTTATACTTGTCTGGTTGCCACGGTGTTTGTATATCTTTACATAACCGTTGAATGGGGCAGATGTGACATCCTCGTTAGACATAGTGGCGATTTCATCGTTTAGGTAGATGTCGCCAATCTCTTCTACTTCGTGTGCAGCTAGTACGACGATCTGATGCAGTATCTTGTTGTTGTCCCCAGTGGACTCAACGAAAGTGACTGTACCACCCTTACGGACTTGACCATATACAACCTGTGCAGGTTCTGTAGCACCCTTACTGTTAATAAGAAGTCCACCACTGCCGATAGAACCAAAGTCAGGCTTAGGAGATAGTGCTGATAGAAGGGCTGAGGTAACAAGTGTGGTGGCGATATAACCTACGGCCATGAAGCCAAAGTATGCAAGGGAGCCTACCGCCGCAGTAGAAGCAGCGCCAGTTATAATGTAAGCCCCGATAGTAACTGGATCACGAGCTACTCTGTCCCAAGAGTTCCAGTGCGTTACTGTGTAACTGCCTAATTTATATCTTGACATTTGGCCCCCAAGAACTTTGTACGTCTTCTGCGTTTAATTTGATTAGGCCATCTTTGCTAAGGAACACACAACGTGAGCCTAGAGAGATGCCCATAGCAACTCCAATCATCCACCTTTGGTTTTTGTTGGTAGTGACTAGAGAACCTAGAACTGGTCTGTCGTAAGGTGTAAGCCTTGATCTAAGGGCTGCGTCAATACCACCAAACCTAAATGTCTTCCTTAGCTCATCCCCTCGCATAGGCTTACCTTCGATCATGTATTTACCTAACCAATCGTCAGCCCACCCTTGTCCGTACATAGCTGTCCAAGCGCCATTAGTAAAAGTGAAGCAGTCATGCACACCCCACTCAAAGGGGACATCACACACTTCACTAAGGTATTCGTTTAACCTGCTGATCTTCCCCATGCTACTTGTTGATCCTGTATGTCTTGCACAAAGGAAAAGAAGCTGTCTCCACTGTATCGGGCTTTGTGGCTCTCATCTGTGTATCTCCAATTTCGGGAACGCTCTAGTTCGACCAGCTTACTTTCGATAGTAAGCACGACAGTAGCGGTTTCGGGTTCGTCTGAGATTTGCATGGTGTCCATGAAACCACTAAAGATTTCTACTACTGGGGTGACACTTTGTTCACCTAAGTAGATTTTAGCTTTACGCCTCTGGTACGGTTCCTGTAAAGCCAATGAGATGATAGAACTCTCAAGACCTGTCAAGGTTAACACCATACCTTTAGCAGATAGGTCTCCGACTTCCTCAGCGGCTGCTATGTTAAGCAAAGAGCCTGTACCTATGTAGGTCTCCCCACCGATAGTTCTGTCACCCAGACCCGTCCAAAACCGTAGCGTAGAGCTATCGAAGAACAACTCTACAGCATAGTATGGGTTGACTAAGTTACCAGTGAGGGCAGTTAGTAGTCCACTATCTATTGTACGGCTCATCCTACAACCTCCGTAGCACCGAAGGAGATGCCAAAGAAACTTGCGTTGTCAACAGACCAAGCTGTCTCGTTAGAGGCAAGGCGGAACAAACCAGATGCGCTAGTCAAGTCAACAGCTACAGATGCACGATTCTTACGCAGCTTAGGCCAAACCTCAAGTGTTCCATCACCATCTTGGTCAACCAGAACCTTGTGTAGTGTCGCGTCAGAAGCAGAACCAATCTGGATGTAGTCACCAGCCTTTAGTGTACCTGTCATCACAACAGACAAGCTATCGTCCCCAGCGGAACCTGTAACCGTAGCAGAGGTAGCAGTACCCCTAGCGGATTTAGCGGATGGATCGTAGAGCAAGAACGTACCAGCACGGCCCTTGAGGGACATAAGGAACGACACCCAAGATTCAGCATCATCACGGTTCATGGGCGGCAAGGTTACATCAGCTTCCCACATCTGACCATCGTAGGAATGTGTCTGTTGCTTGTATGTGAACGGGGACATAGACACCGCTACAGTGTTCCTAGCCCTTAGTTCAATACTAGCCATACCTACGTTTGTAGGCAGTGAGAGTGGGTATGAGATAGCCATTACGCCATTGCCCTTCCATAGTTACCGCCACGGCGTTTACTGTCTACAACAGCAGCCTTAGCACTCTGTGCAATCTGTGGCATCATTTGTCGGATTTCAGCCCGTACAGTTTGTTGTACGCCTGTTGAGATGTTGATGTTCTGTACGACAGTTACTCCGCTACCAGCGCCACCAGACTTACTGTTGGGTGTAATAGTACCGCTAGTGGAAGGAGTAAAGATTTCTGGACCACGCTCACCAACTAGGTAACTACCCCCAGCGCCAACTGGACCACCGTTTGCTTTACCACCGAAGAGGGGTACATTTGATCCCTCCAAGAAACCTGTAACCATACCTGTGATCTTCTTAACCACATAGATACGGTATAGCTCTTTGATTACAGCGGATGCCATATCTCTGAAAGCATCCTTAACAGACTTAGTGCCATCGACTAAGCTCATAAAGGCAGTTTCCATTGATGACGACAATGCGTCACGGGCTTGTTCAGCATCAGACTTGATCTTCTTTAGGTTCTTCTTGGCCTCTTTAGTTCCCCAAGAGAAGTACTTACCAAGGTCAAATGATCCAACCTTCTCAAGGGCAGCGTACAGGTCTTGTACAGAAGCCAGTGGCTTATCTAACTCTAGTTGAAGCATACTAAGGTCGTCTGCCGCAGCAAACAAACCCTCTTTAGCGCGGTTGATGATCTGTTGTTCTAGTGGGTCTCCCACACCAACCGTCGTTGTTATAGCTTCGTTAAAGCCCTTGTAGTAAGCATCTCTTATCTCTTGGCCCATCTGTTGTGCAGACTTAAGGGCTGCATCAGAGGTTGGAGTTAGTGTCATAGTTTCGATGGCTTCCATAGGGTCAAACATGCCACCAGATGCCGCATTAACTACGTTAACTTTTTCGATCATCCAGTTAACTTGTTCAATGACCGTATTGATTAGGGTCTTAAAGATGTTACCAACATTGGTTTTAAGGTTCTCGAACACAGTCTTGATAGCTTCACCAGCCAGTGACATCACTTTTTTGGCTGCATTACCGAAGCCACCAAAGTAACGTCTAATGGTATCTAGGGTGTCTTTACTACCCTTTTTGAAGTTGAGCAAGAACTCGTTAACTGCTATGTTTGACTTAGCACTAAAGATTTCTATCCTGAGCTTGAGGGCATCAACATACAAACCCGCCTTACCAAAAGCCTCTTTGAAGATAGCTGGGGTGTAACTAAGAATAGTAAAGAACCTAGCTAGACCTGTAATCAGACCGTTGAGGAGAGACTTAAAGATGCCACCTACCCACTTAAAGGCTTTGCCTATCTGATCGAAGGCGGGTTTAGCTGGCTCGAACACCTTGCCCAAGTCTTTGCCAATACCCTTGAAGTCGAACTTCAACTCTTTACCAGCGTTCTTGGCTTTGATGATAGCTGTACCGATAGCCAAGGCAGCACCAGCAAGAGCGCCCCAAACACCAAGTACACCAAGCAACTGTGGACCCTGTTGTCCAAGGGCAACCATAGCACTTGTACCGTTCTGAACCTGAGCCGCAAAGTCACCTACTTGGAAACCAGCTTGCTGGATACCCATTGTAAACTTCTTGCTCTTCTTCGTCAAGCCACTTTGCTGTACACTTGTAGACCTCAGACTGTTGCCAAGTCCATGTACAGCCTTCGTAGCCCCTTTGACCTCAGAGTAGTTAACGCCAAGTTTAATATCATCACTAGCCATTGCTTGTCATAGTCCTTATGTATATTGCGTCGAGGCGCTTGATAACGTCTACTTCTCTTGTCGTAACAGGAGAACCAGTCAACTCAGCCCAAGCCTTGATGTCTGGGTAGGAAATTGGGTTGGGGCCATTAAACCCCCCGCTTCTTCCCTGAGATACCGACAAGAAGTAAAGCCATGTGTGTAGCATAGGGTCGGGAAACTCAGGGCCAGTCAGGTCTTCAATGGGTCTCCCCAGTTGCTTCTCTACTTGCTCCAAGTGTTCCCTGAGTGGTTTACCGTCCTCACTGGGTTTTGCCAACTTGAACTGGTGTTCAGCGTATTCCAGAAGTTCCCCAGTTAGACATTCGTAAAATCCACGCTGTCACTGAGAGCCTCCTCAATCTGTTCCTTGATCCAAGGGATGTCAGAGTAGACCTCTTTAGCTTTCTCTACTGTTAACTTTGGTTGCTCACCATCGTAGGTGATGTTCCAACTCTTAGTTACCTTAGCCATATGGAGGAGGGCGCTATCTTCTAGCTCCTCAGCTGTAATGGACATCTTGCCAGACTTTTCCATACGCTTAAGTTTGATGTTCGTTTGCCGATGAACCTCTGCCTTGTACTCTGGAGTATGCGGAGCATACATCACAATAGTCATCTCGCTGTCGTCCTCGTTTAGGAGAGGCTTAGATGTGGAAGGGTTACACACAGTAATCTCTACTGTTTCACTTTTCGGTGTTAGGTCTTTTAAATCCATTGTCAGGTTTCCTTATCGGGGCGTCGGGTGGGAAAATGGGGAGCGTCAGACCCGACACCGACACTCCCCGCCTGTAGCTACAGGATTCTTATGTGCGTGTAATACGCAGATTTGTTGCTTCTGTCTCGTCACGAAGTGCGACAAATGACAGGGCGATAACACGGCTAGTTGGTCCGTCTACGCCTACATCAGCAGAGTTGATCTTACATCGTGGGAAGAAGAACTCCATAGTGTTCGGTGTGCTTTCGTTGTCGCCAACTGTGACCTTCAGGGAAGTCTCTGTCTCGTCAATGAAGCGGTTCAGAAGTGACGCATCCTCAAAGTAAGCTGAGATAGAACCTTCAACCACTGCATCACCAACCTCAAGGGATGGGGCGCTGTCGTCACCAACTACGAATGTAGGGGCGAAACCGTTAGTGACTGTGAAGTCCATTGCTGTAACGATAGCAGCGACTGACCCGCCAATCTCCAAGTCTCCAGAGTAAGCGTCGAAAGGTGAAGCGCCAGTAGCAGCATCTTGTGTCTTCTCTGTGGCAGAGATTACCATGTCTTTACCGACAATGCCGAATGTGCCAGTTACCATTGCGTTAGGTGCAAGAGCGACAGACAAGGTGTTTACTGAGCAACCTGTGAACAAACGGGCTTGGTCGATGTCAGCTGCATAGTCCTCGATGGAAAAATACTTTGGTACTGTGCCAACTTTGAGTACGTTAGCGTTCCATGTGTTAAGCATAGCAGCTTCAAGGAAGTCATCGTAATCTGTGTCACGAAGGTCAGCTGTGATGTCACCAGCTACTGTACGGTTGCCGTGGCGGTCCACACGGGACATACGGTCAGCGTTGATGTCAGTACCAGAAACACGATCTTTAGTCATGTTGAGGGAGTGAGTAGTGAAAGGCAAGTTTTGGAAGTTACCAGCTGGTGTCGTGCCGAAAGTGCTTTCGACGATGTACGACAGACTGGAACGTGAACCCTGTGCAAAGGCCATATTGTATTCTCCTAAGAATTAGTTGTAAGCATACCATCCGATATTAACGGGGACCATGAACCAAGGGCTGTCAAGGAAGCCTTGCTCAACCTCAGAGTAGTCTATAGATACGGTTGTGTTGTTTAGTGTGATAGAGGTAGTAGCTTCAAACGCAGTCATCACGTTCTCTGCAATAGTTTCTGCCGCCGCTGGGCCACTGCCCTCTGGTGCGTAACAGTTGATAGCAAAGATACCTTCGTATCTCTGTTGCGGGTTAGTGCCACGGACAGCTGGTCTGCGGGAGGTGGGTATGTAGAAGACCTGTATGTAGCTGGTTCCAGTCGTGGGGTTAAACGGTACATTCTCATAAGCAACTTGAGGTAAGTCCGTAACGCTACTTAGCTGGGTCTCTAGTGCGGCCCTAATCTCTTTTTGGATGTTAGCCATGTTTTCTCCTTAGCTTCGCAAAGATACGATAACCATAGTTGTACTCAACCTTCCGTGCGTAAGGTGATCCATTACGAAGAGTTATCCTTGTTGACGACATTAGGTCAACTTTCTTAATGTCGAATAACAGGTTTTGTAATGCGGTCTGTTCGGGGTTAAAGGACTTCTGGCTCCCCTTGTAGACCCTACGTCTTGGACGACCAGACCCCAGCGCAAAGGAGAATGATTCTAGGTAAGCCCCACTATCAACAGCCCCTATCTTGCCCTTGTTACTCGTAGATGTCAGGGTGGTCCTAACAGCATCGTTAGCAATGGCGTACAGCTTGTCCTCAAGCTCCTGACCTGCGTATTCCTCTAGGGACTGTAGCTTCTTGTAAGCGGAGTTGTTTACCTTCATGTCAACCATTACTCTTGTACCTCACAGAGGTAACAAACAGGTGTAGCGCCATTGTAGACCTTCTGTACACGAGTGATGTTTACAGTATCGCCAATCCCAGTAATTTGATCTCCATCGTCAGGTTCGGTCCCCAGACCCAAGTAAGGGATAACCACTCTACGAGAACCCCGTCTAATATCATCTGTCAGTATTCCCTCGTCTGAGTTATATACATAACCAGTGAAAATGAAGTTCTCAGTTGATGTTGAAGCAGAGCCAGTGGCAGGGTTGTACAGACCTACAGTGGACTTTACAAGTGTCAGTTCGGAGCCGTAACGCTCTACCAGTTTAAGCAAGTTGTACGCCCTCATATGACCTGTCCCTATTCGTAGTTATAGTTTTGCGTGTCGATCTTGAACTGGTCCTTGTTGAACTCAGGCTTAACACGGTTGGTGTTAGCTCTAATTCCGTCTACTGTGGACACCCTGATGCCGCCAGCTGCGATACCAAGACCACCTAGCTTCGACCCCTGATACTCTAAGTTATCAGCTAGTGAGTTGTAGTGATCTTGTAGTTGAGAGGCACTCTCTTTTAAAGCACCACTAATCTCACTGTCTACGTTTCGTGAGTACTTCGCCGCTATTGTACGACACACCCAAGCACCCGCACTATAGACGTTGTTGTTAGCTTGAGCTAGACCGAAGACAATCTCTTCATCTTGCACTTGTTGGTCATTGGTGTCTGTATCACCTATTAGTAACCTTACAGCATTTAAACGACCAAGTGTGTCGTCTGTGTTAAGGTTGCCTTCATCGTAGCTCCAAGCCATTAGTCGTTCTCCAACTGTCCATATGTTCTGCGCCAACTACGGATCAACCCGCGTTGCTTTTCAACTATCTTAGACTTCTTACACTTCTTGCGGTCAAACTCAGCTTGGGAAGTTGTCTTAGCTTTAACTTTCTCGTTGATGGAGTTAACTACGCTTGTTAGCGCCTCGACATCAAGAGCTTCTAGTCCGTCACCAACTTTGGCTTTGTCTTCTAACTCGCCGTTGTGGTAAAGGTAATCATTGTTATACAGAGCTTCTACAGCGTTCTTGTCTATAGACAACTCTTTCCAAGGGAAGTGTTCTTGTCGTTTCCACTCTCGCTTGCTACCTGTAAAGGGTACTTTAACAAATACGGGTCGGTCATATTGAAATGGCATCATCGTCGGGGTTCCTCATGTAAAAGTGGTGGGGACCACGAAAGCCCCCACCAAAGTTGTTTAGGCTACTACTGTATCGAAGAAGTAACCCAAATCAGCGCCAGTGACTTTCATGTCATAGGCCATTTTAACTTGGATGTGTTCAGCAACTTGCTGACGCTTGAGTGCATCGTCAGAGAAGCTCTCTACGGTGATGCCCAAGTTGTTTGCGCCGGGAACATTGTTCCATGCGAATGTGAGACCAGCGGCAGGGGTCATCAGACCAGCGCCTTTTGGACCGTGTACCAACAGGGCATGTTTGCCACCGATGAAAGAGTTGCTTTCCGCTACGCCTTCAACGCTGTCGTTTTTCACAGCTTCCATGACGTAGAAGTTTTCTACCTCAAAGATTTCAGCCAACTTAGCGTCAGTGATGAGTGCTGTGTTTGCTACAGTTGCGCCACCGTTCAGACGGGCAAGGATAGCTGGGTGGTTGATGAGGATGTCACGGACTTCCTTACCTACGACCATTGTGTTTGGCTTGAAGCCACCAGATTTCAGCTGCATAGTGCGGCGAGCATTAGTGACGTCTTGGATTGGTGTACCGTTGGTGTAATCGGACCACAGGTTTGCTGGTGTTGATTCTGAACCCCAGATAGATGCAGCGAAGAAGTTTGCAGCGAACTGCTCTTCACGGTGGATCATCAAACGTGTTGCCAAAGTCTGTGCGCCAGCTGAACGGATGTCCAGTGCTGCGTCTTCGTTTGCCAAAGTCTGTTGGTCGAAGTCCATGCCCAAGCCGAATACGTCAGCGTAGTAAGAGCTGTTGGAGATCGACATGCCGATGCGGTTAACTTCTGTGCGTGGAGCCAGAGCTTTAACATCGCCAGTACGGTTCATGTTGTCGCGGTCATAGATGTAGAACTTGTCGGACTGACGCTCAACGCCTACGACAGGAAATACTTTATCCGCAATGAAGTTAGATTGGTCTTGAGCAAACGCCAAAGTGAGGTTTGTCAAGGGTTGGTCCAGATGGACCGAAGATGGTGTCAAAAGTGGCATTATATTCTTCCTTTAATGCTATAGATTAGGCTACTACGTTGCCGCCCTGAATCATTTCCATTTCGATGATCTGACCGTCTACACCGTCTTCACGGGCGTAACCAAGTACTACATCACCAGTTGCAGCCAAGAGGGCTGTACCGTCAGCACCAGTTTGGATTTGGTCACCAGCAGTGATAGCACCACCAGCTTCAACCATTACGGAGCCAGAGACACATACTGTGACAGCTTTACCAGCTGTAGCGCCAGAGATACAAACGCCGATAGCGTTCTCACCAGCTGCGTCAGCCAGATCAACTTGACCATCAGCTTCCAGAGTTACGAATTTGAATTGTGCAGCAGAGAGGTCTTCTCCAGCTACGAAAGTGCGGTTGTCGCGAGATTGCATAACAGCCATTTTTATTCCCCTTTGTAGGATTTAGTGATTAGAGCTTTACCTTCATCGGTCTTTGCTACGGCAGCGTATGCTTTAGCGTAGTCACTCTTTTTCATTGAGTTGGTGTCCATATGGGACTTTACAAGTGCATCAAGTTTGTCAGCTGCGGTAGTGAACTCACCGTCAACATCGGACTTGCCTACTTCTTCCATCGACGCACCAAATGCAGTATCAGCTGCCTTCAGTACACCCATGATCTCTTCGTTAGCCTCGAAAGACTTAACAAGTTCTTTTGCAGCTGCTACGTCAAAGTTAGGAAGGGCTGCTTCCGCTTTAGCTGTAAGCTCTGCGTCTGCTTTAGCAACCTCAGCGGCTTCAAGAGCCTTCAAGATTACAGCAGGAATGTCAGCTTTGTTGATGCTCTCACCATCATACTCGACAAACTCTTCTGGGGCTTTCTTCTCGATGCTATCAGCACGGATCACATAGCCATTTTCAATAAGAGCTTTACGCATGTTCTGGTTGTCAGCTTTCAGGCGCTCTACTTCTTCTGCGAGAGGGTTGATTTCCTCAGCAGCTTCTTCTACAGCTTCTTCTGACTTCTTCATGTCAAAGTTGTAAGCCTTCATAGCTTCTTCTTCTGACATACCCTTATCCATGTAAGGCTTGAGCTTTTCCAGCATCTCGTCAGACATTTTCTCTGTTGTCTCTACTTCGTTTTCCATAATATCTCCGTTGGAGTTGTCCCGCTTGAATAGTGAAACCATTGCTTGTGCATTGGCTGGGCGATCAACTAGCGACAGTTCATCTAACTCAAGCTCCTTTAAAAGGTTAGCCATTATAACTCTTCCTTCATTGCTCTGCCGCCAATGCTAAAGGCAGCCAGTTCACCAGACTTGACCTTGGCCCAAACGTCATCGTTATATACTTTAAACGCGACAATCCAACCCTCACGGTCACTCTGTATGCCAAGGCTCTCACCGATCTCTTTCGTGATTGGCATGGAGTGGATAACCGCCCCAATCTGATCTCCCTTGTGCATCTCTTTACCTACACGAACATGCTCCATAAACTTGTTTACGGCACGAACTAGCGTGTCAGGTGCAATCATATCGCCTTGGCGGTCAATCACTGGTTCACCCTTTTCGGTTACTACAGAAGCCCAGCCATAGACCATACGTTGCTCATCATCGGCCTTTAGGATTTGGCCTGTTATATCTTTTGTCATACTACCCACGGTACTACCACTCCACATTCTGCACGACCAATACCGTGCGCTTGTTTTATCCTTTGCAGTGTCACATGAGTGTCGGCTGCGGAAGTTAGCCCTAGCTTTAGGGTCGTCCCTGCGGATTTCCATGTTAGGGTCTCCGAAGGTAACCTTCTTAGTTTTATCCCCATCCTTGACGTACACACCAAACTTCTTGCTAGAACCTTTGGGTAAACGGAAGGGTTTGTTCAGTGGCTTGTCAGCTTTGTTGATGTCTTCCTCTAGGGGGAGGTTGTCTATGTCAAAAGCGTCAGCCATTAGTCTAAGTCCTCTTTGATGATGATAGTGAAGTACCCATTGTTAGGAAAGGTCTCTACTGTGTTATCACCGTAAGTGACTTCGATCTCACCGTAGTAAGTCCCAGCTGTGTCAGTGTCTCCAGCTTGCCATGAGTACTCTACGATACCATTGACAACACCCTCAATGTCAGCTACAGCATCAATCTTAAGGGAGGAAGCACCGAAAGCCTTCATGTGAAAACGGGCAGTACAGCCAGCTAGTCCAATCGGGTTACCAAGAGCATCTGTAAGAGTGACAGACAGCTTAGGTGAAGTGTCGTTTGTTTTAATCCTAAAAGCCATTAGCCTACCTTAACATTGTTGTTGTTTCCGAAACTTACAGAGTTCCCGTTAGCCCCGTTTACCATATTCCCTATTCGCCTCTGACGTATGTTAACTACCCTAGCGAGGTCAGCGTTGTAGTATGGCTCACCTAGTTCTGGAGGTCTAGAGAGTAGCTCTTCCATGTAGAACAGGTGGTCACCAACTTTAAGCGCCTTATCTACCACAGGTACACCA